CTACTGCTATGAAACAAGCTTGTGACAATAATAAAATTGGATATGATCAAAATGAAAGAAACGGAGTTATCACTCAATTAAAAAAATATGGTTCATTAGATAAAATTGCTACAGCTACTGAATGTGACTGTTCTTCACTTGTTAGAGCTTGTATCATTCAAGCTACTGGCAAAGACGTTGGGAATATCACAACAGCTAATGAAGCTAGTGTATTAGAAGCAAGTGGCTTGTTTGAAGCTAAAAAATCTGTTACTGGTGAAGGAATGCTATACAATGGTGATATTCTTGTAACTAAAACTAAAGGTCATACAGTTATTGTAGTAAGCGGTAGAGCAAGAAGTACAGCCACTACTTCCAATACTTCTACAGCAACTAAATCATATCTTTCTAAAGGCGATAAAGGTAATGACGTTAAAACAATGCAAACAATGTTGATTGCTTGTGGATATTCTTGCGGATCGTATGGAGCCGATGGAGATTTCGGAAGTGGCTCTGATAAAGCGTTAAGAAAATTCCAAGGAGATTATGGTTTAACTGTAGATGGAAAATACGGGTCAAAATCTAAAGCAAAATTAGAGTGTGTTTACAATCAAAAGCAATCTTCTAAATCTTTAGGAACATATAAAGTTACAGCTAAATCAGGCTTATACGTAAGAGAAGGTGCAGGGACTAATTACGATATTGTTCCTAAAAACAAATTAACTAAAAATGCACAAGAACATGCTAAATCAAACGGAGCATTAAGATATGGTACTCGTGTCACAGTAAAAGAGTGGAAAAATGGTTTTGCTCGTATTCCTAGTGGTTGGGTAAGTGGGGACTATTTGAAAAAAGTGTAAATTGATGTATAATATATATGCACATTCATTGTATTAGTTAATAAAAAAAGCAAAAAGTAATATTATCTATTCTTCAAAAAAATGTTTCAACAACTTTATTTATTAGCTAAACAGAAAGACCTACTCATTAATTTGGGTAGGTTCTTTTTTTTATGCTATAAAATCTAGCGGGTTGGCAAAAAGTTGGCAAAAATATGGCAAATAAAAAACAACCCAAAAAACAATAAAGAATAGGAGGTGCTATGCTTTGTGAAATAAAAATATAGAAATGAAAAAAGCCTTGATAAAATCAAGACTTTCTAATTTGAATTTGTGAATTATTTACAAGCTTCTTCGATAGCAACAGCAACAGCAACAGTAGCTCCAACCATTGGGTTGTTACCCATACCAATTAGTGTAATTGCAAAAATAAAACAAACAATACTGATGATAAAAATATCTTTTCTTTTTTTCTTTCTTTTTTGAATAATATATTCATTGCTTTGAAGGAGTTCTTCATAGTCTAATTTTAAAATAGATGTTATTTTAGCAAGTAAGGTAATATCAGGATAACCTCTTCCTGTTTCCCATTTACTAATTGTTTTGTTGCTGACATTTAGTAAATCAGCAAGTTGACTTTGAGTGTACCCTTTTTTAAGTCTTGCATTTTTTATTGTTCTAGCAAATCTATCATTATCCATATACCTTACCTCCTACTTCAACTATACAAGAATCAAATTAAAATAGAAAGAAAAGGACTATCTACCCATTGTAGATATGTCTAGAAATGTTTCCATTTTGGAAACATTTTTAATTTTATTGATAAATACTTCTATAATGCATGGTGAGGTGATTAAAATGAAAAAAAGAAGAATAAATAGTGAGATATTGTATTTAATTGCTATATTAATTCTATCATTTTCAATAGACTTAATGACTATTGCGAATATGGGATTATCTGCTATAAATGGACCAGCCTATATTTTAAGTAAAAAGATTGACTTACTTACATATGGTCAAGCAGAGTATATTGTTGAAGAAATTGTATTTATTATTTTTTGTGTTTTGATGAAGAAGTTTAAAATTACCTATTTAAGCTCTTTTATTACAGGTATTTTGTATGCTACGATGGCTGATGTTTGGAAAATAATTT